TCGAGATCGGCAGCAACGCGGCGGCGGCGATCTTCGCGGAACATCGCCTGCACCTTGGACAGCAAGCGCTCCAGCGTTTCAGCCGTGACGATGTCGCCTTCGCGCCGTGCGATGCTGGCGGCACGGTGCCCGGCGGTCAGTTCGTCCACCGTCGGCTCCACCATCCTTCCCAAGGTTCCGGGCGGGAAGCGCCAGTATTTCTGGCCGCTCACGCCGGGACGCTCCTCGAGTTGGGGATAGGCACGCAGCACGGCATCGCGCATCCGCTCTGCCGTGCGCCGGGATACGCCGAAGGTCTGTTCGATGTCGGCAATCGATACACCTTCAGCCGAGCCCTGCATCATCACGGCCAGCCGCAGCAGATCTTCCTGGCGGGAATAGCGCATGATGCCTCCTTTGTTCTTCATCCGACCTTCGCCTTCGCAGACGTGTCCGGTCAACGGCCGAAGCCGATGGGCCGGGCTGTACCCTCCTTCGCTTCGGACTCCCGACGCAGCTCGACGAGAACGGTGGACGCATCGTCCTGGCCGAGGGCGCGGATCCGGCGTGCGACATTGGCGAAGTCGCCCGGCGCCAACCGATCCATCGCGGCGATCTCTGCCGGGACTGGCGCTGCGAAGTGCGCGGCCCAGGCAAGCGGCAGCTGATCCGGGCGCAACCAGTCGAACCGGATGCGGAAGGTGAAGCGGCGCTGTGTCGCCGGGTCTAGGTTTTCGGCCAGGTTGGTGGTGCAGACGAAGGGGAGCGGATGACTTTCCATCCAGGTCAGCATCTCGTTGACCTGGCTCACCTCCCATTGGCGCGCTGCATTGCGCCGATCGGCCAGCAGGCTATCGGCCTCGTCGAAGATCAGCAGCGCGCCTTCCGCTCGAGCATCCGCAAAGGCGCGGGCAATGGCCTTCTCGGTGCCGCCGACCCACATCGACAGCAAGTCCGAGGCCCGCTTCTCGATGACCGGCAGGCCCAGTTGCCGCGCGAGGTGACGCGCCCAAGCACTCTTGCCCGTCCCCGCAGGCCCGTCGAGGCAAAAAGAAAGCCGCGGCGGCTCCTTGGCGGCGGCCAGTCGCGCCTCCAGAAGCGAGAGGCTGGTGTTAGTGTTGGCCAGTTCCGGGACCCACGGCGCTTCCGAGTGGTAGCGGGGCGGCAGCGCAACACCGCCATTGGTAAGCTTGGCCGACGCCCCGAGGACATGCTCGAAGGTGTCGAGCCCACCTCCACAGGCCTGGGCGACCCGCATAGCGTCGGCCACCAGCGCCGGGGGCTGATCGTTGGTCTCGGCCAAAGCCGTGATCGCCGTTGCATCCTTGGTCGGCACATGCCGGTCCGCAAGGCGTTGCCAGATCCGCTTGCGGATTTGTCCTGCAGGCGGCCGCATCTCGGCCGAGAAGGTCATCCTACGCAGAAAGGCCGGATCGCAGGTCGCGATGGAATTGGTCGTCCATAGGATCGGGACGGGATTTGTTTCCAGGAGCCGATTGGCAAAGACCTTCGACGTGCGCTCCGGACGGAAGAACGGCAAAACGGCCCCGCCCCCGAACAGGTCTTCCATTTCATCCAGCAGCAGCAGAGTGTCCCGGCGCGACGCCAGCATCCGACCAGCGATGCCCAGTTCGGCCAGCCGCTCGCCGCGCGACGGTTCCTCGCCGCTGTCGTCGACCTCGCCCACCGCGCGCAGGCTCGCACCAAGCTCGTGCGCCAGAACCTTGCAGAACTCGGTCTTGCCCGTCCCCGGCGGCCCGTAGAGCAGGATGTTCACCCCGGGCCTTCCCTGCTCCAGCGAGTTCTGCAGGAGCCTGCGCATGATCTCCGCACTGCCCCCCAGCCCCGTGAAGTCGCCCCATTCCGCTTCGGGCGCCGGGGCGGGCGGGAACAGGAGCGCGACAAGTTCCTCGATGTCAGTAAAGTCGGCCATCAGTGCTCCGGCGAGGCGATCCGATACCGTGTAGGGGATCGCCTGGCGTGACCAATTGCGCCCGTCGTTCTGCAAGAGGCCGGATGCCCGCAGCCGGGCGCCCGGCCGAAGCGCATCCCGAACGGCCGTGTGCTCCGCACCCGCGAACTGGGTGATCAGGAAAGGCAGGGTCACATCCTGCGTCTGCAAGGCGCGGTCGACAACATGCTCGAACATGTCGAAGCTGTGATAGCTGGCAAAGAACTCGAGGATCCTCGCTTCCAGGGTAGACAGACCGAAATGCTGACCAATGCGCGCCGCGTTCACCCTGACGACATTGTCCTCTCTCGCGCCATGCCCGACACGCAGTTCTTCCAAAATACCGCGAACCTTTCCCCACCAAGCGGCGCCCGGTCGTGTCCGTGGGCGCTCGGGGCATTCGACATCGGTGAGGTACTCAATCCAGCTTGGTACCTCCTTGGCGACTTTGCTTCCGGGACCAAAACGATCAGCGAGGGCCGCGACGAGATCGAGGGCGAGGTGTTTTTCGCAAGTCATGTTCTCTCCTTTTAATGTTGAGAACATATTCCGTAGTTGCGTCAGATTCGGACGTGGCCATGGTTCTGGTTGCGGAGGTCAATGCTGCGGACGGATCCACCGAATCGAAGCAGCGAACCAAGAAAGGGGTTTCCCAAACATTCCCAATAGCTTGAGGGTCTGTTTCGGGCGATTCTGTCGCCCATGCGGACCATCTTCCATCGCCTTCTCGGCCTCGCGCGGGCTCGCGGCTTCGATGCTGCGGGTGGCGGGCGGCGCTGGGAGGGAGCGCGGACGGTCGACGGGCTGAACGCGGCGATCCTGGCGGGCGCGACCACGGCGGCGCGGCGGGCCGGGTGGTATGCGCGGAACAACCCGTGGGTCGCGGCGGCGGTGGACAGCCTGGTCGGCAATGTCGTCGGCGCAGGGATCAAGCCGCAATCCACCCATCCCGACCGCGAGGTGCGCGAACGGCTGCAGGCGCTCTGGCTGCGCTGGACGGATCACGCGGCCCCGGACGGGCTGGCCGACTTCTACGGGCTGCAGGCCATGGCCGTGCGCGCGATGGTCGAGAGCGGCGAGAGCTTCGCCCGGCTCCGTGTGGCGAGCGACGCCGCCAGCCTTCCCCTCTATCTCGAGCTTCTGGATCGCGAGCAGGTTCCCATGGACCTGCACCGCGAGATCGGCGGCGGGGCGCGGATCCGCGCGGGCATCGAGTTCGATGCCGCCGGTCGCCGGGTCGCCTACCGGGTCTTGTCCTCCCGCCCGGGCGATCCGCTAGGGTCTCTCCGCATGGACCCGCTCCGCGTCCCCGCCGCCGATTGTTTGCATCTGTTCAAGCCCCTCGCCGCGGGCCAGCTGCGCGGGATCACCTGGCTCGCTCCGGTGCTGCTGAGGCTGCACGAACTCGACCAGTTCGAGGACGCAGCACTGGTGAAGGCCAAGGTGGCGGCGCTTTTCACCGGCTTCATCACCGACCCCGACGGCACGGCGGGCGGGCTCTCGGGCACCAATACCGGCGGCGCGCTGACCATGGGCATGGAGCCCGGCAGCCTCATCCCGCTGCCACCAGGCACCGACATCCGCTTCTCGAACCCCACCGAGCACGACGCCTACGCGCCCTTCGTGAAGAACCACCTGCGCGCCGTCGCGGCGGGGCTCGGCCTGCCCTACGAACTGGTCTCGGGCGATCTGGAGGGCGTCACCTATTCCTCGATCCGCGCCGGGCTGATCGAGTTCCGCCGCCGGGTCGAGCAGCTGCAGCACAACGTGGTGGTGCACCTTTTCTGCCGCCCGGTTTGGGAGCGGTTCGTGCGCCTCGCGGTGCTGACCGGCGAGCTGCCCGCCCGGGACTTCGACCGCAACCCTGAGGCGTATTTGGGGTGCGAATGGCTGCCGCCGAAGTTCGACTACGTCGATCCGATGAAGGACGTGCAGGCCGAGATCATGGCGATCGGCGCGGGGCTCAAGAGCCGGTCCCAGGCGATCTCCGAGCGCGGCTATGACGCCGAACAGGTGGATGCGGAGATCGCCGCCGACCGCGAGCGCGCGAACGGGCTGGGGCTCGCCTTCGGCCAGACCGCAGCGCCGCAGCAGAAGGAGGCCGCCGATGGCTGACACCGTGGAACTTCTCGCCCGCCGCGCGACACTGACGCCTGCCACGGCCGATCCGGAGGCCCGCACCGTCGAAGTGGTCTGGTCCACGGGCGCGCCCGTGCGCCGCCGCGACATGGCAGGGCAATACGTCGAGCGGCTCAGCCTCGATCCGCACGCAGTGGACCTGTCGCGCCTCGAAGGCGCCAGCGTCCTCGACGCACATCGCCAGACCGCCGTCCGCGACGTGCTGGGCTCCGTGCGCAGCGCCGCCGTGGACGGAAAGCGCGGCACGGCGCTGATCCAGTTCTCGGCCCGGCCCGAGGTGGAGCCGGTCTGGCAGGACGTGCTGGCCGGCATCCTGCGGAATGTCTCGGTCGGCTACTCGGTCGAGGACTGGGCCGAGACCGCCGAGAACGGTGCGCGCGTGCTGACCGCCGTGCGCTGGACCCCGCACGAGATTTCCCTGGTGCCGACGCCCGCCGATCCCGGCGCCCACATTCGCATGGAGACAGAGATGACCGAGACGAACACCCGAGAGGCCGCCGACACGGCGACCACCACCGAGACCCGCGCAGAAGCCAATGCCGAGATCCGCTCCATCGCCCGCATCGCCGGGCTGGACCAGTCCTGGATCGACGGCCAGATCGACCGAGGCGCCGATCCCGACACCGCCCGCCGTGCAGCCTTCGAGGCCTTGGCGACCCGCAGCGCGCCCGCGATCCGCACGGAACAAGTTCGCGTCGAGATGGGCGAAAGCCAAGACGATCCCGCCCTGCGCGCCCGGCAGATGGGCGAGGCGCTCTACGCCCGGATCAACCCGCGCCACGAGCTATCCGAGCCCGCCCGGCGCTATGCCTATGCCACGCCCGTGGACATGGCGAAGGAACTTCTGACGCTCCGCGGCGAGTCCACCATGGCGCTGTCGCCCGCGAGCCTCGTCACCCGCGCGCTGCACACCACCTCGGACTTCCCCATCATCCTCGGGGACACGGTGGGCCGCGTCCTGCGCGACGCCTACCAGGCCGCGCCCTCGGGCATCCGCCGCCTCGGCCGCCAGACCACGGCGCGGGATTTCCGCGCGGTGAACAAGATCATGCTGGGCGAGGCGCCGCTGCTGGAGAAGCTGAACGAGCACGGCGAGATCAAGGCCGGCACGATGGCCGAGGCGCGGGAGGCCTACAAGGTCGAGACCTGGGCGCGGAAGATCGGCGTCACCCGCCAGGTGCTGGTCAACGACGATCTCGGCGCCTTCGCGGACCTCGCCCGCCGCATGGGCCAGGCCGCGGCCGAGACCGAGGCGCGGATCCTCGTGACCCTGCTCGAGGCGGGCAGCGGCAACGGTCCGACCCTTTCGGACGGCAAGACGCTGTTCCATGCCGATCACGGCAACGAGGCGGTCGCTGGCGCGGTGATCTCGGACGGAACGCTCTCGGCGGCGCGGCTGGCGCTGCGGACTCAGAAGGGGATCGAGGACCGCACGATCCGCGTGACGCCCCGCAACCTGCTGGTCCCGCCCGCGCTGGAGACCACGGCCGAGAAGTGGCTGGCGAGCATCGCGCCCGCGACGGCGGCCGATGTGAACCCGTTCTCCGGGTCGCTCTCGCTGGTGGTCGAGCCGCGGCTGTCGAGCGCGACGCGCTGGTACGTCACCGCCGACCCCGGCGAGATCGACGGGCTGGAGTTCGCCTATCTCTCGGGGGCCGAGGGCCCGCAGGTCGAGAGCCGGTCGGGCTGGGACGTGGACGGTGTCGAGATCCGGGTGATCCTGGACTTCGGCGCAGGCTTCATCGACCACCGCGGCTGGTTCATGAACGCCGGGGCGTGACGTGGCCGATCTCGCCCAGCTCGCCGCCTGGCGCGACGCCCTGATGGCCGCGCGCTACCGGGGCGTCCGCACCGTCGAATACGACGGCAAGCGCGTCACCTACGCGAGCGACGGCGAGATGGCCGCCGCGCTCGCGGACCTCAACCGACAGATCGCAGGGTCGACCGACCACATCTCGGTCGTCCGCATTCAATCCTCGAAAGGGCTCTGAGATGAAGAACTACCTCCAGAACGGCCACATCCTCCGCGTCACCACGCCTCCGGGCGGCATCGCCTCGGGCGACGCGCTGATGGTCGGCAGCATCTTCGGCATCGCCACCTATTCCTCGGCCGAGGGCGACCCGGTCGAGATCTCCACCACCGGCGTGTTCCAGCTGCCCAAGGCCAGCGCAGCGGTGCTGACGGTCGGTGCGCGCGTGGCGTGGGATAACACTGCGGGTGAAGTGACCACCCCGGCCGCGGGGCGCTTCCCCATCGGCGTCGCGGTCGAGGCGGCGGGAAATGGCGTCACCAGCGTCGCAGTGCGGCTGGACGGCGTGGCGACGGCGGCGGCGTGATGGCGCGGGCAAATCGCGTTGAGCTCGCCAACGCGATTTTCCGGCGATGTTGGATTCTCCGACATCCCTCGACTGGAACGTCTCCGGGCCGTCTGTTTCTTGAGGTGACTGTGACGGGTCGATACAAATTGGTAGGGGCGTCGGCGCTCCGGATACACCACCACAAACTTGGAGCGCCGATTGGACCTCGACATCCCGAACCTGCTCACCGACCTGGCCGCGCGCAGGCCGGTCTTTCATTCGGAGGCTGACCTCCAGCATGAGCTGGCGTGGCTCCTGCGTGAAGTTCACCCCGATCTTCAGGTGCGTCTCGAATACCCTCTCGAACGCCCGAGCAATGCGGCCATCGACGTCCTGATCAGGAACGGCGGTGAGGAGATGGCTCTGGAGCTGAAGTACCTTTGTCAGCGCGTCGAGCACGAGATCGACGGCGAGCGGTTCGCACTCAAGCCGCAGGGCGCACAAGACATACGGCGCTATGACGTCCTGAAGGATATCGGGCGCATGGAGCAATTCCTGGCTACGCGACCCGCCGCCTCTGCCGCCGTCCTCGTGCTGAGCAACGACCCCTCCTATTGGACAGGGCC